CTGCGCGAAGCGGCGCAGACTCTACCGTCATCGTTGTCCGACAAGGACGCGACTTGGTGGCAGTCCGTCGTTACCAAGGCGAAGACACTATGGAAACGGTCGGCAGAGTTATTGATGCAATCGAAGAGTTCAAACCGGCGCTGGTGGTCCTAGACGAAGGTGGCTTGGGATATGGCATTCTTGACCGCTTAAAAGAGCAGCGGTATAAGGTCGTCCGGGGCGTGAATTTTAGTTGGAAGGCCAAAACCCCGCAGATGTACGCGAATAAACGCGCCGAACTCTGGGGGCAAATGCGCGAATGGCTACAAACCGCGTCGATCCCCAATGACCGCCAACTGAAAGCCGACCTCCTCGCACCGCACCAAAAGCCGAATTCGGCAGGGTCGATCCAGTTGGAAAGCAAAAAGGAAATGAAATCAAGAGGCATCGCGTCACCCGACGCTGCGGACGCCCTTGCCTGCACGTTTGCTTACCCGGTCGCTTCCCGCGAATATCGTGAAAAACCCCGCACACTCACGTCTCAACAAGGCGGTGGCGGCGTCGTCAACTCTTGGATGGGTGCATAATGGCCAAGAAATCGGTCAGTTTGGCAGTCGGTCGAGGCGAGAAACTGCCGGTTTCCAAGGGGGCGGGTTTGACGGCCAAGGGCCGCGCCAAGTACAACCGTGCGACGGGCAGCAAGCTCAAGGCTCCGGCACCGAATCCTAAGTCGAAGGCCGATGCGGGCCGTAAAAAGTCATTTTGTGCCCGAATGAAAGGCGTGGTGGCTAAGTCCAAGGGACCGGCTGAACGCGCTCGGGCGTCACTCCGAAGGTGGAAATGCCGATGACAAGTCACAAAAAGGGTCTTTACGCTAATATCCACGCCAAGCGGAAACGAATTGCTGCTGGCTCGGGTGAGAAAATGCGCAAAGTCGGGGCTAAAGGCGCTCCCACTGCAAAAGCGTTCCGTCAATCGGCGAAAACCGCCAAAAAGAGGAAATAGTTATGCCGTATGATCGTGTAGGCATTGTCCCCGGCAGCGTCGGCGACATGATTATTGAGTCTCAGCGTCAGATGCGCCCAAAAGTCGGTATGCGTCCTATGGCTGCACGTCGGGTCCGCACGGATTCGGAGGTTATTCGCCCGGTAACGGATTACCGCCCGACCCCGATGCCGAAGCGTGGCCGTGGTGGGAGAGAAGTTTAATGCCTCTCGTTAAATCCCCCTCAAAAGCGGCATTTCGCAAGAATATCCGCGCTGAAGTGCGTGCTGGTAAGCCCGTTAAGCAAGCCGTAGCCATCGCGTATTCCGTGAAGCGCCGTGCTGCTGCGAAGAAAGGCGCGAAGAGAAAGTAAATGAAAGACCCGAATGGCATTATCGGAGCCGGTTACGTTGCAACGAGTCCGCAGACTCGCAGCAAGAAAAACCGTGAACGCGATTCCGAGAGTGTCCTAGCCCTTGCACGCCAGCGTCTTGAGCAGGCGCTATCGGCGTATTCCGATAGCCGCGAGGACGAACTGGACGATCTGCGCTTTATGGCGGGTTCCCCAGATAACCAGTGGCAGTGGCCGCAAGATGTGCTAGCCACCCGTGGTTCCGTGCAGGGTCAGACCGTTAACGCACGCCCATGCTTGACGATTAACAAACTTCCGCAGCACGTGCGCCAAGTCACGAACGATCAGCGCCAGAATCGCCCTGCGGGCAAGGTTATCCCGGTCGATGACCAAGCGGACATCGAAGTCGCTGAAATATTTGACGGTATCGTCCGGCACATTGAGTACATCTCAGACGCTGATGTCGCTTACGACACGGCCTGCGAAAACCAAGTTACCTACGGCGAAGGCTATGTGCGTATTCTCACCGAATACTGCGATGAAAATAGCTTCGACCAAGACATCCGAATCGGACGTATCCGCAACTCGTTTTGTGTGTACATGGACCCGGCGATCCAAGACCCTTGCGGTTCTGACGCTGAGTGGTGCTTCATAACCGAAGAAATACCCAAAGACACCTATGAGCGTCTTTACCCGGATGCAGAACCGATTTCGTCCGTGTTGCAGCGTGGCGTCGGTGACGCGGCGCTTAACAACTGGATCAATCGAGATACGGTGCGTATCGCGGAGTATTTCTACAAAGATCACTCCAAAGCGACATTAAATCTGTATCCGGGGAACCAAACCGCGTTTGAAGGGTCGCCGGAAGCCAAACAGCTTGAAATGCTGGGATTGCAGCCGATTCGCACCCGCGAAGTAGACGTTCAGCGCGTCAAATGGATTAAAACCAACGGCTACGAAATCCTCGAAGAGCAGGAATGGCCGGGTAAGTGGATTCCGGTCGTTCGCGTGATCGGAAACGAGTTTGAAGTTGAAGGCCGGATGTACGTGTCGGGCTTGGTGCGTAACGCCAAGGACGCCCAGCGTATGTACAACTACTGGGTATCGCAGGAAGCCGAAATGCTGGCGCTTGCGCCCAAAGCGCCGTTTATCGGATACGGCGGACAGTTTGAAGGCTATGAAACGCAGTGGAAGACTGCCAATACGACCAACTGGCCGTATTTGGAAGTTAACCCTGACGTGACCGACGGGCAGGGTGCAGTCCTGCCGCTTCCGCAACGCGCCCCGCCGCCGTTGGCCCAGACCGGGCTAATTCAGGCGAAAATGGGCGCTTCTGACGATATCAAGTCCACAACGGGTCAATATGATTCAAGCCTCGGCGCTACGTCTAACGAGCGTTCGGGACGAGCAATCTTGGCGCGTGAACGGCAAGGCGACACAGGCACATACCATTACGTCGATAACCTGGCTCGCGCCATTCGCTATGTCACGCGTCAACTCGTGGACTTGATACCTAAAATCTACGATACGCAGCGAATTGCACGCATCATCGGCATCGACGGTGAGACTTCTACGGTTCGTATCGACCCGATGCAGCCGGAGCCGGTGCGCAAGATCGTCGATCAGGCGGGTATTGTCATCGACAAGATTTACAACCCGTCGGTCGGCAAGTATGACGTAGCGGTCACGACCGGCCCGTCGTACTACACCAAGCGGCAGGAAGCGATGGCGGCGATGGGCGAAATCCTGCAAGCGAATCCGCAGCTTTGGGCCGTGGCAGGCGACTTGTTCGTCAAGAACATGGACTGGCCGGGTGCGCAAGAGATTGCCGAGCGTCTTGCTAAGACGATTGATCCGAAACTCCTCGAGGCGTCTGACGAAAGCCCCGCCCTACAGGCGGCGCAAGCTCAGATGCAGGCGATGTCGGCTGAAATGGAGCAGATGTTCGGAATGCTCCAGAACGTCCAGCGTTCGATGGAAGCCCGCGAAGTGGAGGTCAAGGAGTTTGAGGCCCAGATTAAGGCGTACAGCGCCGAGACGGATCGCATCAAGGCGGTCGAATCTGGTTTGAATGAACAGCAAATCCAAGATATCGTCGCTGGCACACTTGCTGGCATGATGTCAACAGGTGATTTAATATCTGAGGCTGTTCCACGTGAAACAACCATGATTGGCGAAGAGATGCCAATGATGGCTCCCGAAATGCCGATGCAAGGCGGAGAAATGCAATGAAGGCGGCTGATTTTGTAGGCCATCTATTCCTAGCGCGAGATGTCGCCCATTCGGTGCATCTCAACACCCGCAGTTACGCCAAACACAAGGCGCTCGGGTCGTTTTACGACAAGGTGGTAGACCTTGCCGACTCGTTTGCCGAAGCCTATCAGGGCCGTCATGGGCTAATCGGCCCGATTTCGCTACAGTCGGCTAAATCGAAGAAGGGCAATATCGTGGAATTTTTGCAGGACTCACTCGATGAGATAGAGTCCAACCGTTACAAGATTTGCGAAGAGAATGATTCTGCGATACAGAACATTATTGATGAAATCGTCGCGTTGTACCTTTCGACGCTTTATAAGCTCAAATTCCTTGCTTGAGGATAAACGATGGAACTTTTAAACCCACTGGCTGATGCGGATTTTCCGGGGCGCACGGCGTCTTACACTGCCACGGCTGGCAACACGTCTACTTGGAATCCCGGCCCGCAGGGCGTCGTCGTATGGTCAACGACCCCGGCGTATATCGCTGTAGGCGTTGACGCGACGGCTACCACCTCCAGCACCCCGATCCCGGCGTTTACGCCGATTCCGTTTATTCTCCCGCCAGGTTCAGGCGCTCCGTGGCGCGTTAGCGCGATTCGCGTGGCCGACAGCGGCGACGTTTACGCGAAGCCGATTAACATTCGATGAGTTGGGGAGTCGCACTGCGAAACGGCGTAGCCATCGGCCTTGGGGCCGTGGTCACGCTGTTTTCAGGCACCCGCGACAGTGGGTCGTCAGTCGGCAACTTGCTGACTGAAGCGGGCGACAATCTCGTTCAAGAGGACGGCGGCCAACTGCTGCTGGAGTAAAGAATGGCAATTATTAAAATTTCTGAACTGCCTGCCGCCGATTCGCCGGTATCTCCGTCGGATGTGCTTCCGGCTTTGCAGAATGGCGTTACAAAAAAAGCAGCAATCAATCAGTTTGGTTTTTTGCCTGCGGGCGCTAACGCGGTAACGCGCACAATTCAAGCCAAACTGCGCGATTCGGTTAGCGTACTCGATTTTGGTGCCGACCCGACTGGCGCGTCTGACTGCTCCGCTGCTATTAAAAATGCTTTGGAGTCTGGCGCGCAGTATGTCTACGTGCCGCCTGGCACGTACGCCATTTCAGTTAGCACGTCAGCAACAATTGCAACCGATGTTACGTTCTATGGTCATGGTAAGTTTATTTATACGGGCGTTTCCACCAACGTCAATCCGCTTTTAACAATTGAAACGGGAAACAACTCATTAACTGTTGACGGTCTATTTTTTGACGGCGATGACAAAAGCGTTGGCGCGCTTCGCATAAACAACACGGCCACACCTAACTCAAACACGCTACCTAACTGCACAATTTCAAATTGTTTGTTTATTCGTTTTAGGATGAACGTAGCAAGTATTTGGAACAATGCCGTGTTGGTGTGGGGGTCGTACCAGCTTGTTACTATCGCCAATAATCGTATTCGTTTGATTACTCGGGCCGCAGGAACTGGCACTCCCGGCAGTAATGGAACTTCGGGAATTACCGTCGCACCCTATAGCACAAGTCAGTACATTCGAGAATGTCTGCACTACGGCAATCAATATGCCGCCATTTTTGGCGATGACGCGGTTAATTCTGCATTTAACGTAGATTATGACGCGTTTCGTTTCTTTGGCCCCGATCCGACGACTATTTCAGGTCAATACGTTGATGCTACGTTAACTTCTTACGGCAACGTATTTCGTAATTGCCGTGGCCGCGCAATGAAAATTCAAGCCGTTGGTTCTGTGCGCGATGAAACTGTTATCCGCGACTCAGATTACACGGCGTTTGGCGGAAGTACTGAAATTAACTTTCAATATGGCGTTGGCATGGTATCTAACTGCCAGTTTTTTTACCGCCCATACGCAGGCGGGTCAACGTCCCCGATTCAAACTGGATTGGCACTAGTTAGTTTTTATCAAGGCGCTGATTATAGCGAAGATACCGCAAGTGCAATGGTTAACGGCTTGCAAGTATTTAATTCAATTAGTTCTGGCGTGACTACAGGGACGGATGTTATCAACGTTGTTGTAAGTGCAAATTTAGGTGCTGTGGGTATTGGGGTTCCGATTAAGCCGCTTATTTCAATTAGCAACGTATCCATTAATAAAGGCCCAATAGAATGGGTTGCCGTTATTGGTTTTGCAGCAGGGGCTTACGGTACTTTAAGGCTAGATAATGTAGTGGTCCCTAGAGTGGTGTACTCAGCCGTAGGAACAAACGGGACCGACACTAACTACGATATTGTAGCAACTAACGTCGTAAACATTGACGGCGTAGCAACCCCGGCTAATGCCAAGCCGTTTATATCCACTACTTTAGGCGTTCCCGCTGTTTATGGCGGTCTTTTGCTTGGTGGTATGAACCAAGGGTTTACATCTTCATATAACATTGGATCAAGCACAAATAATGCCCCTATGTTTAGTGGAGGCGCATTAGCTGGAACGACAAATGGCGGGGCGGTATCGGTTCAATCCGCAGCTTTAGCCGACGACGCATCTTTTGCTTTTGATTCGCGGTTTTATAATTCTTCTCGCGGGCTATTTACTATTAGCGTTGATACGGATTACACGACTCAAGGGTTGTTTGCGTGCGGTAGCAACGAGATACATAAACTTGCAGTAGCGAGCGGCGATTTGTTTGAAGTGTCTACTGCGGGAACAAATCCCGATGTAGACGGCAAGTTTAACGTTTGGTTTTCAGGCGGCAAGGTTAACGTAAAAAATCGACTCGGCGCTACGTATATCGCTACGCTGACATTTATGGGCTAACTTTTAAGGTGTAATTATGGCCGACAAAAAGATTTCACAGCTTTCCTCCGCGTCTACGCCGTTAGCCGGTACGGAGGTGTTGCCGATCGTGCAGAGCAGCGCCACAGTAAAAGTTGCAACCAATGATTTGACCGTTAAAAACGTCAGGTCTAACGCAACGACAGGCATCCTTCAGATCGCCGGGCCTGCTGCTGCTGCCACTCGCACCATGACTGTGCCGGATGCAAACTTTACGGTTGCGCGCACAGACGCCGCTAATTCGTTTAGCGCTGACCAAACGCTTTCTACCGGTAATTTGGTTGTTGGTACGTCGGGTAAAGGCATTGATTTTTCTGCTAACACCGGCACGGCGGGAATGACAAGTGAGCTGCTTGATTGGTACGAAGAAGGAACTTGGACGCCGAATCAAGGCCCAGGGCTTACTGTGAATGGCGCATTTACGTCAAACGGTACCTACACTCGCATAGGCCGTGCTGTTACGGTAATTGGCAACGTTGGCGGCGCCGTCGATATTGCTGCGAGTGCGGGTGGGATTATATGCACTAACTTACCGATTACAGTTGGATATGCGGCAGCGGGCAGTGTCGGAGTAGGCAACGTCAATCAAAGCGCAAGCTGCATCGTGTTTTCAACCGCTGCGTATTGCGGCAGTGCGATTACTGCTACTGCGGGTATAACTTTTACCGCAACATATTTTGTGTAGTTTAGTTTACACGGCATTTTGTTTTACATCTTGCTTGTTAAAGAGTAAATTTGATCCGTACTGGTGCGGTTCACCAGGGATTCGTAAGGAATCACAATGTCTGAAAATGAACTGTTAGCGGAACAAGTACCCGCGCCGGAACCGGCAGCCACGGCGGCACCGGAACCCGAAGTTGTTGCCCAAGAGGCAGAAACGCCGGAGGAAAAGCCTGCTAAGACGTTTACTCAAGAAGAGTTGGACGCGATGGTAGGCAAGAGGCTTGCACGGGAACGTCGCAAGTGGGAAAGAGAACAGTCGCTAAAGGCGAAAGAAGCCCCGAAGGCTGACGCGCCCGCAGAACTGCCGAGTAGGGATGCAGACCCTGAAGCCTACGCTGAAGCCTTGGCTGAGCGTAAAGCCGAAGAACTCCTTGCCCGCCGGGAAGCGGAACGCCAGCAAATCGAGATTCTAAGCCAATATCACGACCGCGAAGAGTCGGCTCGGGAACGGTATGACGACTTCGAGCAAGTCGCTTACAACCCGAACCTACCGATTACGGGCGTGATGGCGCAGACGATTCAGGCATCTGATCTTGGGCCGGACCTGGCTTATTACCTTGGTACCAACCCTAAAGAAGCCGAGCGTATTTCCCGCTTATCGCCGTACCTACAAGCTAAAGAGATCGGCAAGATTGAGGTCAAATTGGCCGACAATCCGCCGGTTAAAAAGACAACTAGTGCGCCCCCGCCGATTAAGCCTGTCACGGCCAAATCCGTAGGCGCTCCGGTTCGAGACACGACTGACCCTCGCTCCGTCAAGGAGATGAGTACGTCGGAGTGGATTGAGGCAGAGCGGCTTAGACAGATTAAGAAGTGGGAGGCAATGCGTAACCGCTAACTTTTTGGAGATTTATTGTGGCTAATACACTTCTTACCATTGATATGATTACGAGGAAGGCTCTCGAAATCCTCGAGAACAACCTTGTAATCACCCGTAACGTGAACCGTCAGTACGACGACAGCTTCGCTGTTGAAGGTGCCAAGATTGGTTCGACCCTCCGTATCCGTCTGCCGGATCGCGCTCTTGTGACCGACGGCGCTGCGCTTCAGGTTCAGGACGACAATGAGCAGTTCACCACGCTCACCGTCGCCTCGCAGAAGCACATTGGCGTCAACTTCACCAGCGCCGAAATGGCCCTCCAGTTGGACGACTTTGCTGAGCGCGTGCTGAAGCCGCGTATCAGCCAGCTCGCCTCCAGCATCGACGCTGACGTTGCCAACTCCTTCAACAGCATCTACCAGTCGGTGGGTACGCCGGGAACGACCCCGGGCACCTCGCTGGTCCTGTTGCAGGCGCAGCAGAAGCTGAACGAAGCCGCCGCCGTCATGTCGCCGCGCTATGCAACCGTTAACCCGGCTGCCAACGCTGCGCTCGTTGAGGGCATGAAGGGCTTGTTTAACCCGACCGATACCGTTAGCCGCCAGTTCAAGAACGGCATGATGGGCATGGGCGTCCTCGGATACGAGGAAATCAATATGTCCCAGTCGATCAAGCAGTTTACGACCGGCAGCCGCGCCGCGACCACGACGGTCAGCGCCACGGTGTCCACGCAGGGTGCGACTCAGATCACCCTCGTGGGTGTTGACGGCCAGACCCTCAAGAAGGGCGACGTGTTCACGATTGCCAACGTGTTTGCGGTCAACCCGCAGACCCGTGAGTCAACCGGCTCGTTGCAGCAGTTTGTGGTGACGCAAGACATCACTGCGGCCAGCAGCTTATACACGAACGTTCAGATCAGCCCGGCGATCTACACCTCGGCTCACGCTCTGGCGACCGTCAACTCGTTCCCGCAGGCTGCGGCAGCGGTGACGTTCCTCGGCGGTGTGTCCACGCAGTACCCGCAGAACCTCGTGTACCACAAGGACGCGATCACGTTTGCCACGGCTGACCTCTTGCTCCCGCAGGGCGTTGACATGGCTTCGCGTCAGGTCCACAACGGTATCTCCATGCGCGTTGTTCGTCAGTACGACATCAACAACGACCGTATGCCGTGCCGTATCGACGTGCTGTATGGCTACTCGGTGATCCGTCCGCAGATGGCCTGCCGCATCTGGGGCTAATTCTTAAATTCACAGGAGTAACTAAACATGGCACTTCCTAACGGTACTAGTGGTTATCAGGTTGGCGCAGGCAATGTCGGCGAACCGATTATGTTCGCGCAGGCGGCCCCGACGGCGCTGACGGCGGGTGCGACGGCGACCCCGGCTCAGCTTGCGGGTGGTCTTTTCACGTTTGACGGCACGGCGGGCAACCTTGTCCTCCCGACCGTTGCTCTGTGGGAGGCTGCTTACTCGTCCACGGCAAAAGTCGATGCGGCGTTCGATTTCTTCGTCATCAACATTGATGCGTCGGGATCGGATGCGATCACGGTTGCGGTCGGCACGGGCTGGACGCTGGTTGGTGCGGGCGCGGTGGCGGCGGCAACGTCCGGCCACTTCCGTTGCCGCAAGACCGGCGACGGTGCGTGGACTGTCTACCGCATCTCGTAATGGCAACGCCCCCGGCGGGGAGACTCGTCGGGGGCATCTCTAAGAGGTACTGACTATGCCGAATACAAAGGCAATTGGTGTTGCTTTCGCTGACCCGGAATTTGAAAGCGTTACTGTTACCCAAGGCGTTTATGCGGGTGCGTCTTCGTCGCCGATTGCACAGTCGTCCTCGGGCAGCGTGAATCAGTTTTATGTGACTGCTTCTCATGCTTCGGGCGATGTGCGTGGCATCTACTCTCGCGTGAACTTCACGGGCGCTGGCGCTGGAGAAACCCTCCGTGCGTTCTCGACTGTGGCGGCTGCGCAGGGTGCAGGCCAGACGACGAACGGTGCGCATATCAGCTTGTCGGTTAACTCTGGTGGTTCCATCTCAGGCGCTGCGAACGCTGTTCGTGCGACCCTCGGTGTGGCCTCTGGCGTGACCCCAGGCGGTACGCTGGCTGCGGTGAACGTGGACTCGGACTTCCCGAGCAGCGTCACCCTGCCGGGATCGGCTGCGTTCATCCGTGCGTCGAACAGCAACACGGGCACTGTGACGAACTTGCTCAACCTTCCCGCCGCGATGGTCGCGGTTCTGGGTGGCACTTCTGCCACGCCGAACCGTAAGATTGCGTGCGTGACGGACGCAGGAACGACGTTCTTTTTGATGGCTGTGGTGTAAATGCAGATCACCAAAGAGTTTTTGTTGATTGAGATTGATTCGCTCGAGCAAGAAGTTGCTAAAGCACAGACCTACGTGGCTCAGTGCCAAGCGGTCATCTCAGCCTACAAGATGTTGGTGAACCGTATTGAAGCCCCTGAGATTGGCGAACCGTTGGAGTCGAAGCCGGAATGAACATTTACTTGCGTCATCCCCGTCACGGAACTAAGGTCGCCATATCTCAGCAGGAAGCCAGAGATGATATGGAATGGGGTTGGGAGGAGTATGATCCGAACGACCCAGACGAAATGGAAACCCCGGCGTCCTCTGTAGAAGAGGCGTCGGGTGTTTCTGCTAACGCACTGAGCGTGAAACGCCGACGTAGATCGTCCGCAACTGCATAGAGGTTTAGCTTGTGGCCGTCACTGCGCAAAGCATCATTAACAAATCGTTGCGCTTGCTAGGTGTTCTGGCATCGGGCGAAACGACAACGGCAAGTGAAGCGGAAGATTCGCTTTACAGCCTTAACTCAATTATCGATTCGTTTTCTGCGAATCCACAGTATTACTTTTGCACGCAGGCTGAGCAGTTCACGCTCGTCAACGCGCAAAACACGTACACCATCGGCAACGAGCCTGGGGTGTCCCCTGCTGCCAATTTCGTCACAGTGCGACCGATTCGCATTGTTGGCGCATTCGTGCGTGTATCCAATGTAGATACGCCGCTGGCGCTGATTACTGAGCAGTATTGGACGAACATTGCTAACAAGGCGGTTGCTGGTACGCCGACAAAACTCCTTTACCGCCCGAACACCCCGTATGGGCAAATTGTGCTGTACCCCACGCCCAACGCGGCGATTTCGATTTTTATTAAAGCCGAACGCATGATCGCAAAGTATGCGACCTTGATAACGACGCAGTATCTGCCGCCGGGTTATCAGCGTTTGTTGGAACTGTCGCTGGCGATGGAATTGGCACCGGAGTACGGATCACAGGTCAAGCCTGAGATTCTGGCAAATCTGCGTGCCGACCTCGATAGCCTGATTCGCACGAACATTCAGCCGTTGCCGGTTAACAAAACCGATAACATTCCTAATACGAACACTACGTTCAATATGCCGCCAATTTAGGTGATGTATGCCTACCGCTCGTGACTTATTAAATGGTGCGCATCGACTGCTTGGATTGGTAAATTCAGGCAACGTGCTGCCTGAAGCAGTTTATCAAGACAACCTTGTTGCCCTCAATCAGATGATTGAAAGTTGGAACACGGAACGGCTAGCCGTGTTTTGTACGCAAGACCAAACTTATTATTGGGAGCCTGGGTTTCGGACTAGAACATTAGGTCCAACCGGCGATTTTGTGTACATCTTGGGGACGCAATCAGAAACGCCAATTGTTACCCAAGGTGACGATTACATCGGCGTAGATGACGCTACGACGCAACGCCCTATTTTGCTTGATGATTCCACGTTTTTCCGCGATCCGACTACAAACGTCGCGTATGGCATCAAGTTCATCAACCAATTGCAATACAACAACATTGCGGTAAAAACGGTACAAAGCACATACCCGCAAGTCATGTTTGTAAACATGACGTTCCCAAACATCACGCTGTCTGTGTATCCGGTTCCAAGCCGGATGCTAGAGTTTCATTTTATTTCGGTTCAGCCGCTTGCCAATCCGACAACGCTTGAAACCAATTTAGAGTTCCCGCCGGGTTATCTGCGGGCGTTTCGTTACAACCTTGCGCTTGAACTTGCGCCGGAATTTGGCATGGAGCCATCTACGCAAGTGCGTCGTATTGCGATGTACAGCAAGCGCGATCTCAAGCGTATCAATAACCCGCGTGACGTGATGGCGATGCCGTATAGCATCATAGCGCGTCGTAACCGCTACAACATTTACGCCGGAAACTATTAATCATGGCTACACGCATAACAATTTCTAATTTGCCAGCGGCCACGTCGTCTTCTGGCGCAGATGAGTTTGTGTTGGTTCAAAGCAGCTTAACCAAAAAGATTACGAACACTAATCTGTTTACTAATTCCACGCTGACCAGCCCAACATTAGTTACGCCGACCTTGGGCGTTGCTTCCGCGACAAGCATTAACAAGGTTGCGATTACGGCTCCGGCAACTTCGGCCACGCTGACGATTGCAAACGGCAAGACGTTGACGGCAAGCAACTCAATTACGCTGGCGGGTACTGACGCAACGACGATGACGTTTCCTAGCACTGATGCGTCGATTGCGCGCACGGACGCGGCGCAGACGTTTACCGGGACGCAGACCTTTGCAGGGGCTGTAGTTGGTAGCGTACAGGCGCTGAGTGGTGCAGGGGCCGTCAACGTGACCACACTGACTACCGCATTTACCTCAACGGCGACGGGCAATGCCCTGACGCTGGCAGATGGCGTTGCGGGTCAACTCAAAGCGGTGGTGTACGTCGCAGAGGCAGCAGGCGCTGACACAGGCGTCCTGACCCCGACTAACTTCGGTAACGGCACAACGATTACGTTCAATGCCGTCGGCGAGAGTGTGCTATTGCAATTCTTAGGCACCGATTGGTGGATTGTCTCCAACAACGGTGCGACCGTAGCGTAAGCCATGAAGACTCCGATCCTTGGGTCTTCATACGTTGTACGTAGCCCCAATGCGGCAGATGCCCGCATGGTTAATCTTTACCCCGAGGTAATCCCCGAAGGCGGTAAGGAACCGGCGTACCTACAGCGTTGCCCAGGCATGGAGTTAATTGCCACGGTTGGCACTGGCCCTGTGCGCGGCTTGTATAACTTTAAGAATGATCTGTACGTGGCATCGGGCAGTGAGTTTTTTAAAGTCACGCCTGCAATCGCCATCACAAAACTTGGCGACATTACAGGTTCTGGCCCGGTATCGATTGCGGACAACGGCACGCAAATATTTTTGGCTTGTAACCCTGATGGATACATCTACAACTCCATCACAAACGTCTTTCAGCAAATTACCGATCCTGACTTTCCGGGTGCGGTGACGGTTGGGTATCTAGACGGATACTTTGTCTTTAACGAACCCAACAGCCAGCGCATCTGGGTCACTCAGTTGCTTGACGGCTTGTCGATTGATCCTCTCGACTTTGCCTCTGCGGAAGGTTCACCGGACGGCCTTGTATCAATCATCATTGACCACCGAGAAGCGTGGCTTTTTGGCACGAACTCTGTGGAGGTCTGGTACAACTCCGGCAACCCGGACTTCCCGCTGGAACGCATCCAAGGTGCATATAACGAAATTGGTTGTATTGCGCCGTACTCTGTTGCCAAGTTGGACAACAGCGTGTTTTGGCTTGGTGCCGACGCCCGTGGTCGCGGCATCGTGTATCGAGCGCAAGGCTATCAAGGCGTGCGCGTTTCGACTCATGCGGTGGAGTTTGCCATTCAGCAGTACGACGATATGTCGGACGCGTTTGGCTATACGTACCAGCAAGACGGCCACGCGTTTTATGTGCTGATTTTCCCAAGTGCCGATACCACATGGGTATACGATGCAGCGACGGGTTCTTGGCATGAACGGGCTTCGTTGGTCAACGGTGAGTACAAGCGCCATCGATCAAACTGTCACGCTCCGTTTAACAATTACCCGACCGTCGGTGACTATCAAAACGGCAGCATTTACCAGTTCAAACTGGACATTTACCAAGACGCGGGTATTGAGCAGAAGTGGCTGCGTCGGTGGCGTGCGTTGCCGACCGGCCAGAACAACCTGACCCGTACCATCCATCACCAGTTACAGTTGGATTGTCAGACAGGCGTAGGTTTGTCGGGTAACGAATCGGCGTCTGCGCTCGATCAGATTTTGTCGAATGAAAGCGGTCAAGAACTGATTACCCAACAAGTCATCTCGCCCAACACGACCCAGAGTCCGTTGTATGCGTTTATCGGCGAAATTGTCGGTAACAACCCGCAAGTTATGCTGCGCTGGTCGGATGACGGCGGCCATACTTGGAGCAATGAGTTTTGGCGCGATATGGGGCCGATTGGCGCGACTTATACCCGCGTTATTTGGCGGCGTCTTGGCGCGACGATGAAGTCCCGTGACCGCGTATACGAGGTGTCTGGGACCGATCCGGTAATTGTGGCGATTATGGGAGCGGAGCTAAGTCTTAGCCCGACGACCGCGTGACCATTCCAAATACCACCAACATTCCAGCCCCTCGAGTGCCGTTCATCGACGAGCGGACGGGCTTGATTTCACGTGAGTGGTTCCGGTTTCTTAATAACCAGTTCCAGTTGACGGGCGGCGGCACGACCCAAATTACGACTGCTGACCTTGAATTGACCCCGGCGCTGGCAGCCACTGTTGAAGATATGGTGCCGGTACTAGAGTCTGAGATACAGGCGCTTAAACTGCTGCCCCGGTATCCCGAACCGAATGTGGTAAATTTTGGGTCGTTTTTTTCAACGCAGACGCAAGCGGCGACCGTTATCAATACGGGTTATGCCATTACTTACAACAACGCCGACACGGCGTATGGCGTCTACCGTGATCCGGCGGATAACAGCAAAATCAAAGTCGCGCGGCCTGCCATCTACAACGTGCAGTTCTCTATTCAGGTGGACAAGACTTCAGGCGGTAGCGGTAGGTTTTACATTTGGCCCGCCATCAACGGCACGGCGGTCGCCAATTCTGGGTCGTTGATTCAGATTCAGGG